ACCTCTACACGCGCAAGGCCCATGGCGGCCAGTTTGGCTTCTCCGTGGCCGGCGGCCGCATCAAGGGTCACGTCGACGGCATCCTGAACGATGGTCCCTCGGAGCTGGGCATGCGCTACCCGGCGCTGTGGGAGTGCAAGACCATGAATGACAAGTCCTGGCGGGACACGGTCAAGAACGGTGTGTCCAAGTCCAAGCCGGTCTATGCCGCGCAGATGGCCATCTACCAGGCGTACATGGAAGGCAGTGTTCCAGGGATCTCGGAGAACCCGGCGCTGTTCACGGCCATCAACAAGGACACTCAGGAAATCTGGTTCGAGTTGGTGCCCTTCGATGGCGGGCTCGCGCAGCGCATGTCCGACCGGGCGGTGCGCGTCATCAGCGCCACCGATGCGGGCGAGGTGCTGCCCCGTTTTTCGACCACGCCAACCCACCAGGAGTGCCGCTTCTGTTCATGGCAGGAACGCTGCTGGGGTGGGACCTGATGCACGAGTCCAGCTACTTTGACTTCAACGATGCAGCAGACAGGACCACCGGGGCAGTCGAGGACGTCGAGACCCTGCGCCAGGCGCTGATCGACAGGCTCGAGTCGGTCCTTCTGTTCCTTTTCCCCCAGGGCCGTATCCGTGGAGGCAAGTTCTATGTCGGCGATATCGACGGCTCTGCAGGCAAAAGTCTCGTGGTGGAGATGGAAGGATCGCGACGCGGCCTGTGGTTCGATTTCGCCACCGACATGGGCGGTGATGTGTTCGATGCCTGGGCCATGTCGCGCAACCTGTCGGTCAGGACCGACTTCCCACGCCTCCTGGATGAAGTGCGCCAGTGGTGTGGCGTGGCGCCACCCATGGCCTCCAACCCTCGGCGCGAGGTCCGGTCACAGCCGGTGGATGAACTGGGGCCGTACACGGCCACCTGGGACTATCAGACCCATCTGGGCGAATTGATCGCCCGGGTGTACCGCTACGACCCCGAGCCTGGCCGTAAGGAGTTCAGGCCCTGGGATGTGCGCGCACGCATGTGGCGTGCGCCTGATCCGCGTCCGCTTTACAACCAGCCAGCCATGGCGACTGCTCGCCAGGTGGTGCTGGTGGAAGGTGAAAAGTGCGCCCAGGCCCTTATCGAGCAAGGCATCGTGGCCACCACCGCGATGAACGGCGCGCGCGCACCGATCGACAAAACCGACTGGTCCCCTCTGCGTGGCAAGGACGTCGTGATCTGGCCGGACCGCGATCCGCCGGGCTGGGACTATGCCGAGGCGGCTGCCAAAGCATGTGTGGCTGTGGGCAGTCGTTCAGTGGTGATCGTCATCCCGCCCGAAGGCAAGCCGGATAAGTGGGATGCGGCCGATGCCATCGGGGAGGGGTTCGATTGCAAGGCGTTCATCGAGCGTGGCGAGCGCATCACGGTGAAGGCCAGCGCGGCGGTCCTGCCGGCTTTCACGATGGGCGAGATGCTCGATGACGACACACCGCTGCCGATCGACCTGGTGTCGGGCCGAATCATCACGACCGGCGGCATCGCGATCTTTGGCGGGGCGCCCAAGGTGGGCAAGAGTGACTTCCTGCTGTCGTGGCTGGCGCACATGGCAGCAGGCTTGCCGTTCCTGGAAATGGTGCCGGCACGCCCTTTGAAGGTTTTTTACCTCCAGGCCGAGGTGCAGTACCCGTACCTCAAGGAGAGGATGAAAGCCATCCGTCTGCCCAAAGAGGCGCTCAGGCTCGCCCGGCGCAATCTGGTGGTGACGCCTCAGCTGCACCTCATCCTCGACGAGGACGGGCTGGAGAAGTTGATCCAAACCATCAGCGCGCAATTCGGTGGCGAGCCGCCAGACATCATCGCCATCGACCCGATCCGCAACGTGTTCGACGGTGGCGGCTCCGGTGGTGAGAACGACAACGACGCGATGATGTTTTTCCTCACGCGCCGGGTGGCCAGGCTGCAGCAGCGGGTCAATCCGGACTCGGGCGTGTTGCTGGTCCATCACACAAAGAAGATGACCAAGCGCCAGTTCGAGGAAGACCCGTTCCAGGCCTTCGCGGGTGCCAGCAGCCTGCGCAGTTTCTATACCTCCGCAATGCTGCTGCACCGGCCAGACGAGTTGTCCACGGTGCGGCAGTTGTATTTCGAGCTGCGCAACGGTCCAGGCCTTGCCCCCCGGTACGTCGACAAGGTCGATGGCCAGTGGACCGTCGTCAATGACAGCGAACGTCTGGTCAACAAGGATTACGGGAAGCGGCTCGATGCCGAGCGACGGCGCAAGACCGATGTGATCCTGCAGATCCTCTTTGATGAGGGCCTGAAGGGTAATTTCTACACCGCCAATCAGTTCGCCGAAGCCTTCGAGGGCAAGGCGGGCCTTGGCGGCGAGCGCTCGATTCGCGAGCGCCTGTCGGCCCTGGCCACGCAGGGCTACATCAAGTACTTCCGCAACGCGGCGGACTATGGGCTGCCGCCATTTGGCCGCTCCAAGTTTGGCTACATGTGCGTCGAGGGCATGGTCCACAACCAGCCCAAGGGCGAGCCCGATCCGGAAACCGGAGAGGTGTCCGTGGTGTCCCTGCACGTGCTGCCCACCCACTACAAGTGCCCGCTTTCTGGGGCGGCGATGCCCGTCGAGAACCCGGAGGTGTGGGTCTATCCCGAAAACAGCAACGACCCACAGGAGTCCGAATGAATACGATTTGCCAAGATAGAGACATCACGGCCGGCAGTTTTGAATACGCCGGCATTGACCCGCACGGGCACGCTTTGGCCCTCGCACGACGGGCATTGGACAAGGCCCGCAATGGCCCGCATTTGTGCGATCGCGCGCACATCGGCACGCAGCAGCAAGTTGGCAAAAACACCCCCGGAAGTTGGCAAACTTTTGCCAACTGGATTCAGTTGGCAGACCCTTGCCAACTTGATTCCGTTGTAAATCAACAAGTTACGTCGAAGTTGGCAAGATGGCAGGAAGGCAGCTCTGCCAACTTGCCAACTGAGCTAACTCGTTGTTTTTGTTCACTTTCCACCCCTTGTCCAGTTGTCGGAGACTCCCCCTCCTACTACGTAGGAGAGGGGGCTAAAGCCCTCTCTCCGTTACGTAGGGGAGATGCCTGCCCGGTCGATCCGGTGCCTGCATCGCGCACCGTGGTCATGGCCATCGACCTGGGCACCACGACCGGCTGGGCCATGCGAACGATGGATGGTCAGATCGCGCACGGCTTCGCGAGCTTCCGGCCCAACCGCTATGAGGGCGGTGGCATGCGCTACCTGCGCTTCAAGCGGTGGCTCTCCGACATGCGCCACCTGGCCACCGACATCCACAGCGTGTACTTCGAGGAAGTGCGTCGGCACGCTGGGGTGGACGCCGCCCATGTGTACGGCGGCCTGCTGGCCACGCTCACCGCTTGGTGTGAGCACCACAACCTGCCGTACCAGGGTGTGCCAGTGGGCACGATCAAAAAACACGCCACCGGCAAAGGTAATGCCAGCAAGGGCGAGGTCATCCAGTCCATGCGGGCACTGGGCCACCCGGTGACCGATGACAACGAAGCGGATGCCCTGGCGCTGTTGCACTGGGCTTTGGACACACAGGAGGGATGAACATGGTTGCAGCAACACTCGAATGGACGACGGACGACGTCGCCAACTGGCTGATCGAAGCGGCACGCACGGCGCATCGCCTGCCACCGGTCAGGGTGCAAGGCTACTTCAACTGCTGGCCCACCATCGTGCGATCGGAGTACGAACGCATGGCCAGCGACGATGCGCCGGTCTACCGCTTCCCACCCACGCCCGCCGAGGTCGAGCGCATGCTCGTGGTCATGCAGTGGGTGCAGTGCCTGCGCACCGATCAGCGCAAGCTGGTGTGGATGCGGGCCGAGCGGTGGCGCTGGTACGACATCGGCAAACGCTTCGGTGTGGCACCCCGTACCGCGCAGCGCCACTGGGAAGTCGCAATCCAGGTCATCACCGACCATCTTTCGCAGGGAGGTTGATAGACGTTTCGAGGTGCAGCGAAGCAGCGCCTGCCAATGCGGACAGATGCGAAAGAAACGCGATTTTGAGGGTGTCGCGTTTTGCCCGGATTCACGATAAATTCTGTCTACGGTCGCGAGAGATGTGTCTCCGACCACATCAACTTCAAGAACCCGCCCGGTGGCCCATGTGGCATGACCTGGCGGGTTTTTCACTTCTGGTCCCCATGAACCCCATCCACATCGAGTACCGCCAGGTCGAGGCGCTGATCCCCTATGCCCGCAATGCCAAGCAGCATTCGGAGGCACAGGTGGCCCAGATCGCGGCCAGCATCCGTGAGTTCGGCTGGGGCGCACCGATCCTGGTCGACGGCCAGAACAACGTGATCGCCGGTCACGGCCGCTTGCTGGCAGCCCGCAAGCTCGGTTTGCCCGAGGTGCCCGTCGTGCCGATGGATCACCTGTCCGACACCCAGCGCCGTGCCCTGATCCTGGCCGACAACAAGATCGGCGAGAACGCATCGTGGGAAGACGAGTTGCTTGGCATCGAATTGGCCGACCTGAAGGACGCCGGATTCGACCTGGGCCTGACCGGCTTCTCGCAAGAGGAGTGGGAGGCCCTGATCGCTGGCGAGGAAGCCACCAAGGATGGCCTGACCGATGAGGATGCCGTTCCCGAGGTGAGTGAGACGCCCATCTCCAAGACGGGCGATGTCTGGATCCTGGGCGAGCACAAGCTGCTGTGTGGCGACGCCACCAAGGCCGATGATTTCAAGGCCCTGCTGGGTGACGAACTGG